ACGCCCTAGCAATCCCCCATGACTTAGCGCCACCTCTGCCGCCATAGGCTACCTTGTAGCGGGACGGTTGGAATAAGCCTTGCAGCTTGATTGGAAACTCAGCGTTGGCAATGGCACTTGAAACATCACTCATTTGGCTTTACAAATGTCACCTGAATTCCTGTGAGCAGTGGCGCACCGTCTGCACCCGTAATTTCCTGCTTTGTGCTTTCCCGATACTTCTTTGGAAACCTTGCTGCCATTGACCTTGACCACAATGTCGAATTCAGCCTATCGCTTTCTTTGTTCTCAACCATGTAAGCAGCGGCTTGTTCTTCCCACCATGCTTGTTCGTAAGTCTTGGCATCATCCAAGGCGTGCATAAATTCTTCATGTGCATCACGCCATAAGTAAATTGTTCTAAGGCTTACGTCCAATTGGTAGCAGATTTGCTCAACAGATTTGCCGATGCGCCCTAAATCCCTGACAGTCTCGCAATATGCGGGGTCATATAGGGTTGGGCGACCTACTGGACGCTTTGCGGGTACATCGGCAGTTTCTGTCATTTCTTTTTGGGGCTGGCTTTTTTGGCCTTTTCAGCCTCACGCTTTACGCTGTATGCGATGGCAACGGCTTGCTTTTGGGGCTTGCCTGCTTCCATCTCCTTGGCAATGTTTTTACTCATTGCCTTGGGGGTCATTGATTTGATCAATGGCATTATTATTGACCGTGAATGATTGCGTAATTGATAATGACTGCCTCAGAATATGAAGTGCCACTCAAATTTCGCAATGTGATCAAAGTAGAGCCAGCAGCCAAATACGAAACATAAGTGGTGTAAGCGCCAAGTGCGCTACCAGTGGTATTACTAGAAACACACACAATAATTGTGTCGTTGATTGAAATCAAGTTGTTGGTCAGGATGAAAGACACAGCAGCACCGCCAGCCAATGCCGCATTGTTCATTGTGATGCGACCAACAGACTTATTCAAAGTCACGCCTGTGGATTTGTCTGTGGCTTGAGTTACAGCACCTTGAGCAGCGGTCGAATAACCGATTTCTTGGGTTGCATAACAAGTGGTGAATTCTGGGTCTTGGTAAGCTACGCCAGTTGCAATTGAGTTTGACATGATGTTCCTTTAACAGTTCCAGTTTTTGAGGGATGCCTTTGCCCTTTCCGCTGGGCCTTTGGCGTTTTTAACTACTCCCTCCATTCTTGCACAAAAACTGGCTTTTCGACCAGCATCTGCTTTAGTTTTGGGGTTGGGGGCAGGCGGTTTAAGATTTGCATTGTTCTTTGCGTTGTATTCAGCACGACCTTTTGCCGTCATTCCAGCACCCTTTTCTGTCGGGTTATAGGTTTTACCCTTACCCGTAGTCTTGTGCTCAATGGGCTTGTCGTGCTTTTTCATTTCTTTTTCGCCGTTTTTGCGGATTGTTTAAATGCCTCAGCAGTCGGTGCGCCTTTAGCACCAGGCGTTCTCATACGCTCAGGCGTTTTACCCGCAGCCTTTTGGCGCTCGATGCGTTCTTGTTTTGCATGAATGTTGGCGTACAAGCCAGGTTTAGTTGACATTTTTAAGCCTCCACAACAGCGCAAATGTCTGCTTCTTGAATGATTTGATAGTCTTGTCCATCAATACGATGTACAGGCCAATTAAGGTAATCCCCGTTCCCGTACTTGATGAAGTCTCCAACTTGTGCCTGAGTCACCATTGGGCCTGCTGCCACAATTGTTCCCTCATTAAACGGCTCTTTGTTGTTGACGTAGATTATGTCCGATAAATTGCGGGTAATCGGCTTTACCACTACCCTGTCACGCAACGGTTTGATCATTTGATCTCCTTGTGTATTTGCGCTTCTGGGGTACTACAGTAATCTGGTCAGTGGTTATGTCGTATGTAGACAACACTTCTATTGCCTCAAATTGACCACACCAATCAGATTCGTGCTTATTTTGCTGGTGCGGGTACAGGCGGCATACGCCCATAACTTGCTGGTTTCGGAAAAACCGACAGTCTCCACAATTATCTGACATTTGTTTCCTTTGCAGCTTCAGTGATAACTGCATGATTTAATGCCGCAGCCATTCGCTCGGCAAAACCTTTGTTTTCACCTTCAAAACGCCTGATTTCTCTGTGTTCAGCGGGTGTTGCCTCTCGTGCCGTGGTAGATGGCATCGGAGATGGGCTTAGTCCCACCGATTCCGGTAGCTCTGACTCGTTCAAGGGTCTCATGTAACCTCCTTTTGACTTCATTTTCGTTTAATTTAGGCAGCTTGTCAAGCTGGCTTGCTCTTGCGTTGCCCCTGCCTAACGAATTATCAACAACTTGAATATCAACTTTAGGGTTATTTTTGTATTTTTTTTGCAATTCATCAATGACTTTTCGTGCGCCAATGTGAGTTTTTAAATGTTCTTCAATTGGTACTGTGCGCCCTGATCCTTTGGATTTCTCCATCCTATCTGCTCGTGCCAATGCGCCATGTTCTAAGGCTTCAGCAGGGTCTCGATAAGTGTAAATAATCCGCACTTTGCGCTTTGCATCCAAGGCTTGTTTGATCTTTTGGTCAGCCGTTTCAAACTTATTCATGTTGGTGTCATAGATCATCTCTGCCCGTGCCAGGGCTGGATCATGTGCTTCCAACATATCTAACGCCGTAGTCTTGCCTGCACCAGTACCGCCAGCACTGAAAACTACCGTATTGTCTTTGTCTCTTGGGGTCGGTTGCGATAGCTTTTCAGCGTAATATCTTTTCATGAAAGCACTTGCTGGCTCGTGTACATCAGCGGATTTAGTGCGGTCAGCCCTGTATTCAGGCGACATTTCCCGTGCTACATCAGTGTTTATGATCTTGCCGCCCTTGGATTCTTCATGGGCTTGATATTCCGCTTTTAGCTGCTCGTAATCGTTTAAAAACCGATTTTGATATGCCTGTGTAATTGGATTTGCAGATTGTTCAGGCGTAGCTGGTGCTTGTGATGCAGCAGGCGGCAATAACAATGATGCCCTGATCTGGTCAGGGTTAAGGCTTTGTCGCCCCGCCGTCATCAATGAGGACAGCGAAATAGCCATTAGTCTTGATAGCACTTGCGGTCATGGACATACGCCACACCGCTGGTTTTACCGCCGTCAAATTTCTTATCTGCGCCCACAGCATTGGTAGCTGCGTTCGGAATGTTCTTTTTGGCGCTGCCTTGTGAGCCAGTGCCGTCAGAGGAAGTTACGCCTTTGGGCATTGGAATGTTAGCGCCGTATTTGCCGTTCATATCTTTCATGGGGTTTCTCCTTAGTTGAGGAATCGCAATTTATACAAAGTCGAATTGATCAAATCGGCGATTTCATCAACGAGATTTTGCAATTCTGAATCTTGAGGCAGTTCTTTTCGTGCTTCTTCGACAAAATCTTTGAGGTTGTCCAAATACTTTACGGGGTCTTTTTCGAGATGAAACTCATCAGGAAACTTTTTAAGTTGTTCATAGCGACCCATGTACGCTTCGGCAAATTGGTCAACCAATTCAATAATTTGGGCATAATATTCCCCTAGTGCCATGTGCTTGGCAAAGCTGTCAGTAGACCAGTGCATGAAATGCGTAACCGTACTGCTATGCAGCAAAGTGGCAACAAATTCGGCGACTTCTTCGTTCATGCTTGGACTATATCAAAAAAAGGGGGGTTGCAACACCCCCCTAAGACAACTGCACATCCATTGTAGGCACAGGCACATCAGTAGGCCATGACCCCGCATCGCAAAGGGCTTGCACCGTTGCTTGATGGGCATCTAGCCATTTTTGCTGGCGTTCCTCCTTGGTCAAGTCTTTTCCCTGGTCAATCTCATAGTGGCATTTAAGGCACAACGCAGCCACCAGATTGTCGTCAGCCTTAACGCCCCTACCCTTGCCCCCGCCCCAGTTTGTGTGCGCCGCCTGCACCATATTGCCCGACCCACAGGCTTGGCAATTAAGCCCCGCTACCAGTTTCAGCAGTTTTTTTGACCTTACATATTGATGTTTTTGGAACATGGATACACTTCTTTTTGGTTGCCGTTTTAAATGCTTGCGGTGATTATTTTGGGTCGGCCTTGTGCCGATCCCCTTTTTTATTCCTCTAAAGCCCGAAACTTAACACCTTGCTGTGCGCCAAACATGGATGACAGCTCAATCAGTTCGGTCATTTCTGCCACGCTCATTTTGCTGGTTCTTGCGCCAATGACCACAAACCCACCCTCTATGCCTGGCACAATCTTTTGTTTTTTCAGTGCAGCAGTTAACACATCTTTCCATTCTTCCTTGGGTAGCTTTTGACCGTACCAAACCACTTGCTGGGCAATGTCCTCAAGATTTGCCCACATTAGTCGGTTTTGCTCAAGGCTTCTCACTTCAGCACCCCAATCATTTTTAAAGCCCCGTCAGGGCTGTCAATCCTTGCCAAAGTACCTCCACACCAACTTTCAAAAAAATTGCGTTGTAACGGTGTAAAACGGCTTTTAGCGGTACGTTTGATTTCCACAAGGAATGTATGGTTGCCATACCCCACCAAAAGATCAACCGGCAAACCAATGATCCAAACGTATGCGCCAGCAGCCCTTAACGTGCTGACTATGGCATCTTGATTACTGTCCACCTTAGCTGCGTATCTCATTCATGCGTCTCCGTAAGTCATCAGCAGCTTTCTGTCCACGCCGCTTCACTAAGTCGGATAAGATTTTCTGCCACCAGGCTAATGCCTCGGCTTTCCCCTCTTCCCGAATCTTTTTCTTGTAGCGCCTGATCCAATCCTTGGCCTCGGTCTGGTGCAAGGTCTCCTGCATCAATAAGCGCTGTTCGGATGACAGATTGGCTAAATTCTTCACCGTCTTTAAGTCGGCTAAGGATTGAGTTTGCAACAAGTCTTTCATGGTTCACTTAAGATTCTCCAGGCAGTGGCAGCACAGAGGGGGACTTGTCCATTTCCAATGGCTTTAAGTCTGTCCACTCTAGAGGCCAACCCATCAACCACTCTGTCCACGTTGGGTTCAGTTTCCCACCATTGTGCAGACCCGATACTTGTTCCCCAAGATTCCCCTTGCCTCTGTCCCTCAAAGCATGGCGTGAATCCTGCGCCTTGGGCGTTCCCCACATGGTTGGTTTTTTCATGTCCACACATGGAATTACCCCCGACAACATTATTTGTTCTGCTAAATTGCCCGGTGGAACTGTTTTTCTGCCCAAACGCTCTCTCCATTTGATTCGATGTTCCATTGCTTCCTGACTTCTTCCTGAGATGTTTGTAGCTGTCGGAGTGAGCCACAATCCAAATTCGTTCTCGTTTATGTTTTGCACCAATGTCGGCAGCAGATATAACTCCCCACCTACTGTCATACCCCATTGAGGTAAGGTCTGCAAGGACTCGTTCAAGTCCTCTAGTAACGAGCATTGGACTGTTCTCCACGAATGCGTATCTAGGTCGAACTTCGCTAATAATCCGTGCCATTTCTCGCCACATTCCTGATCGTTCTCCGTCAAGTCCGTCTCCGTTGCCGGCGACACTAATGTCTTGACATGGAAAGCCACCACTGACGACATTGACAATTCCTCGCCAGGGATTTCCGTCAAAGGTTTGTACGTCATCCCAAATCGGAAAAGGCGGGAGAATGCCATCATTTTGTCTGGCGCACAGTACGCTTGCTGGGTAGGCTTCCCATTCGACTGCACAGACGGTTCGCCATCCAAGGAGTTTGCCGCCAAGTATTCCACCACCAGCGCCTGCGAAAAGAGCCAGCTCATTCAAAACTCCTCCCCAACCTCATGCCAACTATGGACAGCAGGTTTTTTCTCAGTTCTTTGCCATTGGTGCTTTGAACACTTAGGTTTTTCGCCGTCAGAATGGACTAACCAGCGGTTTGGGCAGCCGTGTACTGAACACATTAAACGCAGCGTTTCATCAAAAGAATCATCTTTTTGCTGGGTGAATTTAGTTATTGCCATGATATTTTCCCTCTACGATTTTTGCAAAATTGCTTGGTTTTAGTATCCATTCCAAGTCGGCAACAAATGCCCGACCGTCCTTGCCGTTGACCCTGCCAGTTAAAAATCTGGATTTGCTGACAGATTGGAAAAACTGTCCCCACCAGTTAAGCACATTATTGGCATCAATGTCGTTTGCTTGCGCCAGCTCTGCCGCTACCTCCCGCCATCGTTGTCGCAGGTATCCAGCCCTTGTTTCGTTCCAAACCTCTACCCTACGCATTGTGGGCAGGTTTTGGTGGTACAGCTCAATGACTGCCTTGTGGTCACAGCCTGGTAACTTTTTTGGTGGGTCAGGTTCACCTTCAGGTGGACATATAGAGGGTTTTAATTGGTTATTGGTTATTGGTTCTTGGTTATTGGTTGCTATTGGGGTCGCATTAGGGGGGCTATTAGCCTCCCCATTGCTATCCTTATGCCACCGCTTGTGCGCCCCTTTTTTTCCGTCCTCTGAAAACTTGCGATATTTGGCAATTTCCTCATCAGCACGCGGGTTTACAAAGCCTTTGTCAGTTGAAACAAAGAACTCGTTAAGTACTGTCAAAACTTCTTGTTCGTTGTCCCGCATACCAATTTGACGGGCAATATCACGCTGTTTAATGGGCGCTTCGTGCAAATAGTAATGGTCAAGAAGTCGGCGAAAAGCCAAATCTTCAATCAAACTAAGGTGGTGCGTATGGGACTTGTAGTCGCCAATATGAAACTGATAAAAGTGCATATAACCTCACATCATTGGTCATCATCACAAAAAGAAACATCGGCAGGACGGTGATGAATCGTCTTTTCCCCCGCTAAAGGTAGCCGTGCTTCACACTATACCGCAAACCATTGAGGGCAAATTGCTTTCAATTGCCACACCCGTGCCTGCGGGACGTTTGCACCCCATTGGCTAATGGCTGCTCGACTGATGCCCAGCAATTCAGCCAATTTTCTTGCTGATCCTGCTTTTTTTATAGCTTGCTCTTTTTCCATCATTGCATGATAAGCCAACTTACTGCTTTAAGTCAATACCCTATAAAGTTAAAGGGGATTTACAGATACCATTTGACAAGGTTGTTAAGTTAGCTTAATATTCACCCATGCCCTGAGTTGTTCGGGGTCTTTTAAGGAGAATCAAAATGTCAACTACTCAATATCTCTCATGCGCCGAAACCGCAAAATTAGTTCGGGCTGCTCTCAAAGAGTCTTTCCCAGGCATCAAGTTCAGCGTCACTTCCAGCGTGTACAGCATGGGCGCTTCCATCAACGTCAAGTATGTAAACGGCCCAACTGTTGACCAAGTCAAAGCAGTTGTCAGCAACTTTGAGGGCAGCTACTTTGATGGCATGACCGATTACAAAGGCAACAACTACAACAGCATGAACGGCGTAAATGTCAGTTTTGGCGCTAACTTCATCTTTGTCAATCGGAAATATTCAATGACATTTTTTGAGGGCGCTGTGCAGGCAGTTTGCAAATACTACGGTTATGAAATGCCTGAACTGTGTGAAAGCAGCTTTGGCTCATACATCGCACGGGGTTTGGATTTCGACACAGAAAGAAGAATCATGCAAAAAATTCAGGACATAAGCCTGTGCGATACACAGCCCAGCAAGACCGTTGCCAGCGTGTGTTTTCTTGGCGATGACGGTTACGGTTGGAATTCTGTAGGCAAATTGGCGGCTTAATTAATCGGGGGCGCAAGCCCCCTCTAAGGAGTAAAAAAATGGTTATTTCTCAAATTTCAAACACTGTGCAAGTGGCAACCTTTGTAAATGTTTTTTATGGCATTGCTTCTTTGGTTACTGAAACCAAAAAAGGCTACGCCGTAACCCTGCTAGATACCGATGCCGAAATGATTGTTTCTCCAGTGCGTATTTATCCCGTCACCATGTTGGATCAGGCAATTGCCTACGCCAAAAAAATTGCAAACATCAAGGAGTAAGAAAATGAAAGTTTTTCAAAGTGTATTTGGATGGAAAGCAGAATCATTCTTTCCGCTGGACGATACCACTCGCATCACAATTACCACCATGAAACGCTCTAACGGCTTAATCACCACTACGGTAATGGCAAGCTGTAAAGAGGGGGAAATGTATTACTGGACGGTTTGCAAAGATTACAGCAAGACTTGGGGAATCAGTAAAAGCATTCGTGCTACCCAGAAAACTGTGGCTGAACAACAGCAAACCGTGTTGGCGCAGCTTGACCAAATCAAATTTGAGGTTGTGGCGTTTTATGAACAACTTAGGGAAACCACCTAAAAAATAATTGTGAAATGGCTTGACTTGGTGTTAAGCCAGCTTATAATTAATGCATGCCCCAGCAATTTCGCACAGGGTCTTTTAGGAGGTCACATGACCGATTTCACTTTTTTCCCCACCGATTTCAGCGCCACCACAATTTTGGTGATTGCCAACACCACCGATGCCAAAGAATACTTGGCTCAACGTTACGGTATTGGTTGCGTTTCAATTGAGGTACGCAAATCTGCTGCGCCAGAGTTTGCGGATTCTTTTGAGTTCCAAGGTTTGTCTTACGCTTAATTAACAGGGCGCAAGCCCTTAAAGGAAAAACCATGTTTGATATTGAAAAGTACACCAAGCCCACAGATTGGTCACAAGTCGCTTTGTGGGTCGTATCCGTTGCCGCCATTGTGGTGGTCATTCTTGACGTTCTTTACTGGAGAGCATAAATGCCAATTGATCAAATTATTGAAGCCATGCGTGACGTTGCTGAAAAGCAATATCGAGGCGAACCCGCAGCTAACCGCCTTGCCTACCATGTTGGCCTGTTGGAGTCCCGCTTGCGGGAATACATCTACCAACTGGAAAACATCCAAGAGGAATTGAAACAGTGCCAACTTGACTTGATTGCAAAGGATTCGGAATGAAGATGATCACCTATTCACTTATGTGCTGGCTTGCGGTTATTTCTGCTGGTTGCTCAAGTCTGCCAGGCGCAACACCCCAAGCACCCAATCAAGACTTAATTGTTGACAAACAAGTGCAGCCAATGGGCAGGAATGAAGTTATTGACGCTGTAAAGCAATGCGAAACAGCAGGGCTTCGTGCCATCCCCCTTTACGCCAAACGCAAAATTGGCGGCTACACAGTCGAAACCGTGGTGGAAGTCACCTGCGGCCCGAAATACGCTTACTAAGGAAACATCATGGAAACCAAAGAAATCATTGAACGTGCATTCCAAAAAGAAACACCAATTGGCAAGCAGATAGCCGCAGCCTTTGTCAAAGCACAAAAGGCGTTTGGCCCTGCTTTAAAGACCTCCACAAACCCGCATTTTCGTTCTAAGTACGCTGACCTATCTAATTGCGTTGAGGCTGTTATTGGGGCTTTAAATGACAATGGCATAGGTTTGATGCAGCGCACCTATGAATCAAAAGATGGCGTGATGGTTGAGACCGTGTTTATCCACGAATCTGGCGAAATCATGGAATGCGGGTTACTTCATGTTCCCGCAAGCAAACAAGACCCACAGGGTTACGGCTCGGCTTTGACTTATGCCAGACGTTACAGCTTGCTTGCAGCTACAGGGCTTGCACCCGAAGATGATGACGGTAACAGCGCCAGCCGCCGCCCGACAGTAGAAAGCAAAGTCAATGCTAGTCAGATGGCAGATTACATTGCCGCCATAGATGCCAGCGCCAGTAAAGAGGAGTTACAAACCACTTATGCCGCAGCTTACGCCGCCTGTGACGGTGATCAGGCTTGGCAAGCTAAGGTAATCAAAGCCAAGGCAGACCGAATTGCAAAAGCTAAAAAGGAGAAAACAAATGTCTGATATGTTGGACAAAATGACGCTGCGGGACTATTTCGCAGCCAAAGCACTGCAAACCATCTTGGCAACAGGATATTCAATCAACCCCGATACTTTTCGGGAAAACGCACAACTGGCTTACAAACAAGCCGATAAAATGATGGAGGTTAGAGATGGAAATTGAACAACGCTCAGAAGATTGGTTTGCCATCAGATTAGGCAAAGTAACCGCAAGCAGGGTAGCTGACGTAATCGCTAAAACAAAGACGGGTTACAGCACCAGCAGGGAAAACTACATGGCGCAGCTTGTGGTTGAACGCCTGACCCAGACTAAAGCAGAGTCGTATACAAATGCCGCAATGCAGTGGGGTACAGATCAAGAACCGTTTGCCCGTGCCGCTTATGAGGCCGCACAAGGCGTTATGGTGGAAGAAGTGGGCTTTGTACCGCATCCAACAATCGAATGGGCTGGTGCGTCTCCTGATGGCCTTGTGGGAGGTGAGGGAGAGGGGCTCGTAGAAATCAAATGTCCAAATACTGCAACCATGATTGAGGCGCTGTTAACAGGCAAAGTGCCAACCAAGTACTTTACCCAGATGCAATTTCAAATGGCTTGTACTGGCACAAAATTTTGTGACTACGTTGTATTTGATCCCAGAATGCCAGCCAAAGCGCAATTGTTTGTCACCCGTGTTAATCGGGATGATGCCTACATTGCAGAGATTGAAGCAGAGATTGTCAAATTCCTTGCTGAAGTCGAATCCCAAGTGCAACAACTCAACCAAATCATTGAAAGCAAATAATGTCAAAAATCAGAAAAGAAGTTTCCGCAATTGTTGGTCAGTACACAAATAAAGACGGTCAAACAAAGAACCGTTACCAGCGCATCGGTAGCATCATTGAAACCCGTAATGGCGAAATGCTCAAGCTAGATGTAATTCCCTTAAAGGAAAACGGCTGGGACGGTTGGGCGTATCTAAACGACCCTAAGCCATTTGAACCCAAGGGTTTACCCGCTGATGATGATGTTAACTTTTAAGGGGTAATGATGCTGCATCCAAGAGTCAGAAACACCGACCCTTTGACCAGTTGGCAGGCAGCAGGGTCTGCAAAAGACCTTGCCAGCCGTCATGCCCAGATCATTGTGGATTGCTTATCTAAGCACGGCGCACAGGGTAAAGATGGCATTGCCGCACAGACGGGGCTGGAATCCATGCAAGTAGCCAGGCGTTTGCATGAATTAGAACGTGACGGGGAAATTTGTCTGACGGGCAAGGTTGTTAAATCCAAGTCAGGGCGCATGGAACGTGAATGGAAAATTATGCCTATTCAGCGGGAGTTGATATGACACAAGATGAAATTATTGAGATGGCTAGACAGGCTGGTCTTTATCAAGACATCAATGTTTCTTTTCATCAAGCGTTGAGAAATTTTTATGACCTTGCAACCGCCAAAGAACGTGAGAAATGGCAAGACCAAACAGCGGTTGAAATTTACGAGGCAGTTGCCAAAGAACGTGAAGCCTGTGCAAAGGTTGCTGAACACAGCTTTGGCGTTATCGGTAGCACAATTGCCGCCAAAATCAGAGCCAGAGGAGAACAAGCATGATTGAAGTATTGAAACAGGCGCTTGAGGCGTTGGAAAATCATTGCGGTAATTACAAGTTAGATGATGCTGGGTGTGAAAGGCACGACAAAGCCATCGCATCTTTAAATCAAGCTCTTGCAGAGTTGGAAAACCAAAAGCCTGTGGCGTGGATGTGCAGTGCGTTTGATGGCGAGCCTTGTGAGCAGTCACACCATGACGAGTGTGAAAATCCAATCCCTCTCTACACCCACCCACCACAGCGCAAGCCGTTGACGGATGATCAAATTGACTTAATGTTCAGCAAACATTGGCTTTACCCAGGAATTGAATTTAAAAATGTTTACCAATTGGGGTTTAGAGACGCTGAATTTATCCACGGCATCAAAGAGCAAGCATGATTGAAATATTAAAACAAATGGTAGAAGCTCTGAAGTTATCTGCAATTTCTATAGACAACTTTGGGGTTCAAAAAAAATCGCAAGAAGCCATCCAAGCGGGCAAACAACTGATTGCAGAGTTGGAAAGCCAAGAGCCTGTGGCGCATTGCACAGTCAGGCCGCTACAAGGGGACGAGTCTTATTCAAAGACTGAAATTTTGTGGGTTAAAGGAAAACCTATTGCTGGCCCTCTCTACTCCCACCCACAGCGCACATGGGTAGGGCTAATTGATAAAGACATGAATGAGCCAAAAACTCATATATTTGATTTTATTGCTGGCGCTCGATGGGCAGAAAGCATACTTAAAGAACGCAACACATGACATTAAAAGAATCAACAAGTAAATTCCTACGGGAAATCACCCGCACCAAAACAATCAGGGAAATCATTGCCATTGAATTACGGGAAGCGCACAAAAAGAAATTAGAGGCCGAATCAGGCGTTGAATATGCCAGATCAATTGTTCAGTACAACGAGCAACGCATCCAGCGTCTGCAAAAACGGTTAACAGAACACACTGAGGAGGGAGATTACGCATGAAACCATTTGGATATGTTTGGATCAAAGAAAACCACGAAGCTAAATTCTTTTGGACAGAGCAGCCTGCCAAAGAGATTCAAAAAAACTTTGGCGGTGAAATAGTGGCGGTTTACAAGTGATTGACCGCCTTGTTTTGGCTGCGGTGATGGGCGTTACAGGCTGGCATGGGCTATATCCAGACACGTTAAAACCGTTGACAAGCATTGAATTGCGGGAAAAAGCCAAGCACAAATCAATCAGCAAAGTCTGTGACAAGCCCCGTAAATCCAAAGCCGTTAAGGAGTTATGCGCCAAATGGGAGAAATAATTGTCACCATCCTAGTTTTGTTTGTTGGCGCTTTGATTGGCGTTGCTGGCGCTGTCTTACTGCTATACATCTTTGCAGATTAGACGTTACGCTCAAAGTGAGGGCAATCCACCAGATTAGAAAAATGACCGCCCCACCGATTTTTAGGATGTAGGCTTTCCCAATATAGACCCAGCGGCTCAATAGTTGCCTTGTCCCAAATAATCTTTCCATCCTTAAAGAAGTTCAAATCAATGGCGCAGCGTTTTAAGTGGATGCTGTTCATAGTCTTGGATCGACCTGTTTTAAAGTAGATAGCCTGTTGTTCAGGTGTACGGGACAATTCCCCGCCAGTAACCGTGAAACCCTGCTCTGTGGCGTATTGAATAAGTTTGCAGGCATCCAGCAAGAATGCAGCTTGTTCGGTGTTTAAGCTCATTTTTTCCTCATTTCTGCCAGTTTTTCCACGGTTCTTCCACCAAAGTAAGCGCCCATGATTAACATTCCCCAGTTGCCCAATAGGGTCACATAGGATTCATTGGCGTTTAGACCATAGGCAGACATCATGGCAAACAGGAAATATCCCAAAAAGATCGCTATAAGGCTCATAGGGCGTATGTTCTTGGACAGCCATGAGTCAGATGCCATATCTGCTTCCCATCGGTCTGTGATGTTGTCAGCATCGTTCTGCGCGGCTTTTGCCAGCAAATCAAGTTCAGCTAAATCCATCTTGGCTTTTTCAATACCAAGCTCAAGTAGCCGTTCTTCATGGTCAAATTGAAGCTGGCGCAGTTTTGCCACATCTTCAGGGGTTGGTGCGTCAGGGATTTTCACGCCCAAGGTGTTTTCAACCACTTCCTTGCCTTTGGCTTGAATTGCGCTGGAGAGCAACCCTAACCCGTTTTGGGCAAGACTACCTAGTAGTGATGCAAGTATTGGTAACATTATTTCTCCCGTTCTTTCTGTTCAATTTCACGCCTTAATTTTTCCACTTTTTCCACTTGCGCTTTGACTTCGTGCTTGGCTTGCAAGATGTCCATGTACAGCATTGCGCCCAAGGGCAACAGCAGCCCTACGAGCAACACAGCGGCCACCCAGCCCATCATGTCTTCCCCCAACGATTGACGAGGACGAGCCACAGCCACAGGTACAGGAGGAATATAGAAGTCACTACTACTGCCGCCAGTTTTAGTCGTAGGTTTCTTTCCTCTTGTCGTTGTTGCCACTGCGTTTGTCTTTCCTGAGAAAGGTTTGCAAGTCTAGCTTTCTCCTGTTGCTCTCGGATCACGCCGCGCATCTCATACGTCTGGGTGTACAGGTCAGCAAGGCCAGGGGTTTCGTACACCATCAGTTCACGAATTGTCACCTCCAGCTTTGCAGCTTCTTGTTGGCACATGATGCGGTTCATTGCCGTTTGCATCTGCTGGGCATTGGTGACGTTTGGGTCATAGACTTTTGCTTTTGCTTCCTCTGCCCTCAAATACTCCCCTAACTGATCTTGCAGCGTCCAGAATTTTGTTAGTTCGGCAACGATGTCTGCCATTGCTTGGCTTTCGTTGTAGTTAACAAACTTTTCCTTTTTCGCCACAGGCTTGATTGAGGCTGGCGCTGATCCAAACAATCGTTGCCACCATGATCTGACTGCTTTGGCATCTGTGGCAATTTCTTCAGCAGTGGACTTGATTTTGATGAAGTTGGCTTTGCTTTGCTTGTACAAATCGCACAGCTTGGTAATTCCTTGGACACAGGAATTTGCAGCAATGAGCAAACTGATTGGATCAATTCTTGCCTACCCAATGGCTTATATAGCCCACAGCAGACGATAAAGCAGATACCAGCGCCATACCCATCCAAAACCCGCCACGGCTTTGATTTGCCAGTGCTACTAGCTTTTCAATTGATAATTCAAGTTTGTCAATCTTGGTTTCCATTTGGTCAAATCGGCGCTCGTAATCTTCAACCTTTTGCCAAAGAACGCCGTACTTAACTAAGTCAATTTCAGGTGTCGCCATCATTTCCCCAAATCTTGTATTTTGTTTTTGCCTGTTTGCTGACCAAGTGCCTTGGCCTTTTCCATTTCTTTTTCCATTTTTCTAACGGCTTTGGCTTCTTCTTTTACAGCTTTTTTAGCTTGCAATCTAGCGCCTATATCTCGCCCAACGTATGCGCCGCCACCAATTGCTAAAGGACTATTTTCACTTAAAACACCAGCCAAAGCACCGCCAACAGTCGCACCAACTGATGGATAGCTTTTTTCTAGCAAACTAATACGCCTTGTTTGTTGTCCAGCGCCTTCATATTTCAAGCCAGGGGTAAATTGACCTACATAATTTAATGCGCCAAATTTGCGAATTTCGTCAGGGGGAAATGTTTCTAAAATCTTTTCGCCAACAATAGAAGTCAATTTATTGTTTACAGCGTTTGAATTCCATTCACCTACATTTGTAGCGCCTGCTTTATAAACTTCACGGGCTAATGCGCCGTCCATTTCAGCTACGGCGGCAGCGGCAGATTGACGCAACTCAGGTGGTACTGGCGGCAAACCCTCTGGCGCACCTCTAACCCGACCATTGGCTAATTCATTAAAAGTATCACGAATGTGTCGCCATTCATCTTTACGCAAATTATTTAATGATGATAAAAGTTTTTCGGGCGCAACTTTTGAAGTTACAGTTCCATTTTCTCCAACTTCACCAAATAATCTTTTGAATCCATTTGACCCAAGAATAGTTTTTTCAACTTGATGTATTTTGTCGCCAAGTTTGTATAACGCAGGATCAGCCACAGCCGCAATATCTTTATCAATTGCTTGATTAATTTTTCGAATAGTATTGGCTCTTTCTGGAGTCCATGAAGCATTATTGCTTTTGATAACAGCATTAAAAGACGCAACAGAACCAGCAGGCGCTATTTTTCCATCAGGTAATTCAAACCCTACTGTTTTTGCCAATTCAAGTTCTTTTTGTGCGCCTTTTAAAAAACCCAAAGTTCCATCTTTTTCGGCAGTTGCTAATTGTTGAGCATTGCCAAAAAATGAATCAGCATGGTTAGTGTTAATTCGGTTATCGCCCATATTTTTATGAGCAGAATCGTAAATTTCTTTTTTGGATTGATTTAAATATCCTGTCAAACTTGATGATGACATATCATCTCGATCAACTCCATGCGCTACATCATTGATAAAATTTCCACGCTGTTCATCATTTGTAAATGTTGATCTTGCACCAGTGGCATTAACACGATCTTGAGCATAATTAGAAAATCCAACTTGTTCATTAGCAATTTGTTCTTTTAACTTTAATCCCAATGGTGATGGTTCAGCCATATTTGCCAAACCATGCTCATTGCGTAGCAAATTATCATTACCAGTTACAACGCCTGGCCTTGGTTTTAAATCAGGCAAAACTTCTTGAAACAATTGTGATCTCAATTGCTGTTCAGAAACAGGTACATCTTTAGGTATTTTTGTAAGTTTGACTTGTGGAAAAACCGCACCTACTCCATTACCTCTGGCTGTTTCTTCGCCAGTAATCTTGCCAGCAAAAGGATTTTGTTCAACCGCGGCTGCGCCAGCACTACCCGCTGGTGCTTGACGGGCTTCAAACTGTGCTTGCGCTTCTGCTTTACTTAATTGACCAGGCTTGACAATTTCCAACTCACCCGCCATTTGTCGCAAGGGTTGCACTGCTTTACCAACCACAGGCGCAACTTCTTTAACAGCTTGCGGCAATGCAGCAGAACCAATAACAACCATGTTTCTAATGTCAGGTGCAGGAATTCCAGTCTTTTCTGAAATCTGTTCTGGTGTCATGCCAAGCACGTTAAACATCTTATTAACTTGTTCAGCAATAGGTTGAGTAATACCGCCCAAAGGTTGCTGGTATGTTTCCTTGCCCGTAATGCCAGCGGCTTTACCAATTGGTTGATTGATTGTGGCTGCTGCGGCTTGCCCTGTTTGTTCTGCTTGTGTAGGCGTTTGGGCTGTTCTTGCCAATGCTTGTACACCAGCACCATATAAAGCAGGCACAGCACCATAAAGAGTATCAATTGCGCCAGCAGTTCTTTCACCCAATTGCTGACGGGCTTCAAAGCCCTTTTTCAACACATTACCAAATATCTGGCGCACTGCTGTGCTTGGCTGGTCAATTGCACCTTGTAGAGTAATAGGTGCAGCCTTAACTTTACCTCCAGCTTCACCCGCTTGACTATATCCCTCATAAGAACCACGGCCAGCGCCAGCGGTACTTGTTGGGGCAATAGCAGCGGGTTGTGCGGCAACAGGCTTACCTGTAAAGAATGCTTCTAGCGGATCACTAGGTGCGGCTGGCGCTGCTTGTGTCGTTTGTGCCGCAGGCGCAGCGGGTGCTGGCATTGCAGTTTTAGATTTACGGGCAATCTCTCGTTGCAGTGCAGCAATGTCGGCCTGATGCATCATCTTTTGTTGCGGATCAGTAGCTGATGCAAGCCTGCCTTGCGCTGCGCCTAATTCTTGTTGAATGATAGCCAGAGCATCTTGATCCCGCTTTGACTGCATATCAGATGCAACGGTTTTGCCGCCAGTTGGCTTAGGTGGTGCAGCAACTGACCCACCAAAGAATTGTTCTAAAACATCAGCCATTTACAAACTCCCAGTTTCAGACAGCTTTTTAATGTTCTGATATTTCTTCAGAAAATCCTTGTATTGATTCGGATTTGGAAACAGTCGATTTAATTCAGCTTTTTGTTTTGCAGGATCGGCTTCATCCCGTGTGATGTTCATGGCTTCAAATATCTTACTGTCAGCATTGGCATTCCATGCTTGCTGATATGCTTTCATGTTGTTGTCGCCATATTTTTCTGAAAATTTCTGTGCGCCATTAGCTTGCATATCAAGATTAGTTTGATCGGATTGCACTCTACGAGCAATCTTGACCAAAACATCAGGAGGCACTTTGGTCGTGCCGTTAGCAACTGCCGCCATATCTAAGCCAGCTACAGTACCGCCAACAGAACCCATTGCTTTGGAATTGGTAATAGCCATGTTTGCCAAGTCTTTGGCAAGCATATCGTATTGATCACTGCCAATAGCGTTGCGAATCTTTTGCTCTATTTGGCCTGGTATGCCGCCTTTTTCAAAGTAAAGCTGTTGACCAATCTTTTGGGCTTGCTGAATTACTTCATCAACATTACGGCGACCTTGCGTCAAACCCATTTGAGCAGTTACTAAATTATTTCGATAGTCTGCGCCAGCGGCTTTATCTTTTTCTTCACTTTGTTCTGCAATAAAAGGCTGACTTGCTGATCTGACGGTATAAGGCAATCTCATACCTGGCGCTACCTCAGTACCCGCTTTGATTTGTGTTTCCGCTGTTGGGCCTGCTGGAAGCCTTACAGGTGCATTTGAAAGCACAGGTGCAGCGGCAGCTATTGGCAAAGCATTAGTTTGTAGTTGTGTCACGGGCGCAGTTGTTGCAGCGCTAGCGGGTGGAGTAGTCGTAGGTGCAGCGCCTGGCAATTGACTAACATCAACTCCAGCAGGGACAGTTGTTTGACCTATTGCCCTGCCGTTTGCATCAAACACATTGAAAATTGAATTATTGTTCAAATCTTTTGTGCCTGTATCAGTCATGCGGCTGCCAGGCGGCAATTGAGAATATGCCAGTGTTCCACCAACTTCAATCTTTGGCGCTGTTGTGCCAACGCTAGGCGTTGTCGTTGTTTGCTTAATTTCAGCACCAGTAGAAACTGTGCCTGCTTGCGGTGCAAATGTTGCTTGTTGTTGTGTTGGTGTTAGCATAGCTTGACTAGATTTAACCAGCGCATCAGCTACTTGTGGGCCTGCTTGCATACCCGTGAAAACAGGTACATAAGATTTTTCAATCAAGTTTTTCAAGTCCAAATTGTCAGGATTTTGATCTGACAACATACGCAATTCTTTTATTGCTATTTGTGGATCATTTACGCCAGCACGACCAAGCAAACCTAATGTAGAACCAACTAATTGGCGTTGATCTTGAGTCAAATTTTGTTTGGCTTTTAACGCTTCGGTTTGGGCAGTGCTTAACGTACTCATCTTGCTGACGTAATCAGGGCCAGTAAGTGGCGCAAGTTTAGGAACAGCAGCGTTTATTTTGTTAATGTCAATACGCCCATCAGTTTGAAAATTAGCTGGTTCAGCAAAAAACGTTTGCATTGCTCTACGTTCAATATCTTTTTGTTCTTCTACAGTTAACGCAATTTGACCCGTTCTAGCTTGCTGTTTAGCTTGTTGCAAGGCCAGCGGATTCATTTGTTCTGCTTGCTGGTACGCTTGTCCTTGACGGGCAAAATTCATCATGTCACCAAGTGACATTTGTGGCGCAGGCTGTATTCCAGTAGCAACAGGTGTGATTGGATTGATGTCTGCCATTTTTATACCTTAAACATTTAATGGAACTGCTGGTCGGCTTAACATTCCATACATCATTGCTGTATTGCCAATTCCTTGCAATCCAGCAGCTTGTGCATTAGCTGATCCGATTTGACCGCCAGCAATAGCATTTGCGCCACCAGTAGCAAGGTTAGCCAAGTTGGTACTTGTTGCAGAACCAAGATTTTGCGATTGGCCTTGGGCTGTTTGACCAATGCCAGCTAAGTTAGATAACCTATTGTAAATGTCAGTCTGCTGATTACGAAAATTTGTAAGTGCATCTTGATAGCCGCCTTTTGCATAGTTTTCAGCAAACATAGTTTTGGCAAGATCAACATTTGAGCCTGGGCTTGAAACGTTTGCACCTTGAGCAGTCGCCCCTAATCCTTGCTGCTTCATGAACTCATAGTTAGGGGCAAGGTTGGCAGTTAAATCTTCAGGTGTAAAAGTCCTTGTAAACTGCGGCAGCATTGTGTTGATTTTGTTCAACGCACCATAGCCAGCCTCTCGGTAGGGTTCTTGCTGTTTGTTTTGAATGTCAAACATTTCCCGCTGTTGCTGTGCGGCTGCTAACGTGCCTTGAAGCTGTGTATTAGCGGCATCTCTTGCAGCGCCTGCTTGGTTTTGCGAACCCATGTAACCTAAAACGGCTGACCCAGCCAACGCCCATCCTAACGGCATGATGTATCCTTTCTAATCAAAACTTCATCAACTTTGGTTGCGTCTGTTTCATCTGTTGCATGAATGCAAAACCATTCACAGTTTTCCAAAACCTCAATGGTGTGGTGAACACCTGATTTTATTTCCAAACAAGCTGGTGCGGTGTACTCTTTTTCACCATCATCTGTGCGAACAATTACCCGACCTTTTGCCAAAATACTTAAATGACTGTAATTATGGGCATGAGTACCAGCAATAAATCCCACAGGAATACGCATTTGCTTTGCATAAAGACCATCAGAAAAATGATGGATTGTCCCTAAATCTGCATCAAATTGCCCCTCATGGGCGGCAAATATTTCAGCATGGTTCACAATATTTCCTTTATGAAAACAAATGGACTAATATGATTGTAATTCATCATTATTCCAGCAACAAGATATTATTTGGTATGTACTGAGTCATCAACCAGTTTGTGCCGTCCGATACCAGCGTAGCAGAATCGCCTGTGCTTGCCAGCAAAATGGAGGTAGCAGCCGCCCCGCCCGTCAGAGGCACAACATTGGAAGATGCCGACACAACGGTTTGCGCTTGGTAATTCAAAAACCGCAAAACCCGTCCTGACCAACTTGAAGCTGCTGGCAAAGTCACCGTACAGGTTGACCCTGTTTTGTTGTTTATCAGCCAAACGTCAGTATCTGCAACGGTGAAATTGGCGGTCTTGGTCACTGGCGCAGACGGTGCTAAGTAGTCGGTGTTTACAACAGCAGCAGAAATTGCCGTGCCGTTACCCTTTAAAACCCCTGTGACGCTGGTAGTTAGGGTAATTGCTGGAGTTGTTGTAGCCGTTGCCACAGTTCCCGCAAAGCCGTTGGCAGACACCACAGAAACGCTTGTGACCGTGCCGCTGGTTGCTGGCGCTGCCCAAGTAGGCGCTGCCCCAGTAGTTGCTGTTAGTACTTGGCCTGTAGTTCCTGCCGCCGTAGAAACAGGCGCAGCACCCGCCCCGCCGCCATAAACAACGCCATACTGGGTTAATGCAGCAGAGGTTGCCCAAGTTGTTGCGCTGGAAAAATAAGGTATACCACCGCTTGTTCCAGCCACTGTGAAAGCAGGGGTGGTGGTCGGCGTAGCAACTGTGATGATGCCGCCAGTAAAACTAACTGAAGTTACATAGCTAAGGCTTGGAATATCTGCGGAGACAAGCGCGCGAAAAGTCGGAACAGTTGCCGTCCCCGTTGTTGGGCCAGCCAACACATAATTAGCAGTCTTTGCCGCATAAGGGTTTAGGGTATCGCCATAAGCAGTTGCCAAGCTAATTGCAGGGGTTGTGCCGCCGCTGGAGACTACAGGGCTTGTACCAGTGACAGATGTAACAGTGCCGCCCGATCCAGTAGCTGACAAAGTGCCTGCGACAAAGCTAACTCCCGTGCCAATAGTGACATTGCTAAAACCGCCTGACCCATCGCCATACAAAATAGATGAGCCGCTGGTTAAGGTTGTCCAAGTAGGTGCAGAGCCAGTGTTGGCAAGCAATGCTTGTTTAGATGTACCCGCAGCAGTAAACGCATACGCTGTACCCGTGCCATAGGCAACGCCGTAAGCTGTAGGGGTTGCAGAGCCGTTTGTGCCGCCGTTGGTAATACCTAATGTGCCAGCCAAAGTAACTGCACCTGTTGTAGCCGTTACTGGGGTCAATCCAGTTGTGCCGCCACTGAATGACAAAACGCCAGTATTGGCAATGGTTACATCACCTGTGGCGCTCGACACCGATATGCCACTGCCTGCAATATTTGACAGAACACCCGTATTTGCAACTGTGATTGTGCCTGCTGCATTGACAACTGAAATACCAACACCAGTGCCAAGTGTGTTTAGGGTATATCCTGACCCGTTACCAATCAAAAGCTGACCATTGGTAGGAATAGTGGTTAACCCTGTACCGCCAGAAGTAACCGCCAATGCAGAACCAAGACTTACAGTAATAAAATTTGGGCTCATCAACCACAACAGCCACGCCTGAGTTGGTCTACCCGTAGTTTCATCAATAAACGCCGAATAGGGAATATTGATATTGGTGTTTGGCATTGTTGCCATTAATTTTCCCCTGCGCTTGCTTTCAACTCAGCGGAAACTATGACAGCTTTTACAGGATCACTAATCACTACTTCAAAAATTCTATCCCTTGCATAGCCCAAACGCCTCCAAAGCGCACGGTTGGCATATTGACCAATTTTGCCAATGGTTACCCAATGCTCATTTGACCAAGTAGAACCGCCGTCATTTGACCAGCGCAACATAGCCTGTGGATCATTGCCTTGGCCTGTAGTCAAGCCAACGCCTGGCTGGAACTGAATCTGGAATGATTCAAAATACTGTCTTTGCAAATCAGTAGTTATATGCGGCGCTCGACGCATACGGCGAATTGTTGCGCCATCTTCTGTGTAAACCGCATTCTCAATTGAATACAACTTGCCATTTTGATAGTCACCAACAATATATTGATTGTTAAAGAAACATCCGCAATTTGAACGATGGCGCTTATAAACGGCAAGGTCAGAATCCCAAGACAGCCACTTATGCCATTGCTGGGTTGACCCATCGTAAACCCAAGTCAAGCCATATTCACCAACTGAGGGGAAAGTCACTACATACATTTCGTGACCCTCAATTTGGTAGGTATAAGCCACCGCATCATGGGTTATTTCATCAGTTAAAGATTGCTCAACAGCATGGGTAGAAAACTTCTTGTATTCGTAATTAACCATTGCTTCAATGGTTGAGTCACCTCGGGTGTCCTTGCAAACAGCGGCAAAGGAAGTCCCAAAACGTGCCACAGAGAATGCAGCGCCAACGCCAGATTGCACGGTCGTGCCAGGCACTCGAGCAAATGGAAAAGTCGTTATTCCCGTAATCGTATTTCCTACATCTGTCCAAACTTCAGTAGTCACATCTTTAAGTACATAGACTTGTCTGCGGTCAACAATAAGGCTCACAATGTTGTCAGGAAAGCCGTTAGCTGACCCATACAAGGCTTGGCTAGATGAACTTGAACTCAAGTCAGTACAAGCCCAATTAAACGTGTTTGGTTGGTTATAAATGTTGTATCCATCAATAGAATCCACAACCGTAGCCCCCTGCCACGGGCCATCTGTGCTTGCCAGTGTTGCAAATGTGTTGCTGGCTTCAATCCATGTATAACGATTCACCCCGTCCACAATGTAAGCAGTCATGCCATTATTAGTGACGTTATCGGATATGGAAACTGGCCCTGTACTTGTGGTTAATGTACCGATTTGAGTAGCTGTGTAGCTGGTATCAATCTTGTAAACAAGATTTCCAGCAACAGCAATTAAATAATCTTCATTTGAAAGAGTATGCAAGCCCCGCACTTCTGCCGTCAATAACTGTGCAATCTTGACAAGGCCAGGCGTTGGATACATTGCCACCACCCCTCTTGCGCCCTGCTGCTTAGTAGGGTCAATCTCGCAAAAGAAGTTAATGCACTCTTGTGCATCTTGGTAGATGGATGGCGCTTCATAAGAAGCCCCAACAAAGCCAAAATCAGGCATTATCTGAATCCTCCGTCCATGATAAAGCCAGCGTCCTTGGCCTTACCCATCATCAACGCATCTGGATAGCGAGAAACTTGTGGTGGGCGCATATTAGTGCGCTTGATCGTAGCCTTGGCTTGTGCTGCATAGCTGGTAATCAATGCAATTTGCGTTTGGCTAGATTTGCCATACATAGGCATCAAACGTTCAGCAAGACACCAGCGCAAAGCCATGTTGTAGCCTTGTGGAAACGTAATTGTGTCGCTGATGGTTTGATATTGCCTAAAAATGGTTTGCGTGAACAAGTGCAATTCACCTTGTGACGGGTTGGGAAACACATACACCGTGCCAAGGGTTTCGGCAGGCATATAGTAGATCATCTTTGCCCAAGGGCCATTAAGCTGTTTGATGCCAAGAGATTCATATTCCTCAAGGCTCAAAATAGCTACAGGATAGTCCAAATAACCGCCAGCGACACTAGACCCGCCTTGCATTGTGGCAACTCGCACAAAGGCTGATTCAATGGTCAGTGGTCGTTCGTAATAAGCCTGAATAGTCGTGCTGGCTACGGTTTGCGATTGACTGACCGTGTATGTTCCAGCCTCAAGTACGTTACCGCCTGCGCCAGTTCCAAATCCCACAATAGTTGTTCCAGCGGTAATGCCCGTTCCCGATAAAGTCATGCCCATCGTGATGCCGCCACTGGTAATGGCTGTAACGGTCAAGACGTTGGCAGCAATTGATCCCGTAAAAGTAGCGCCTACAGACCCGCCTGGCCCTAACGTGTATTGCACAGTATTTTGCACAGTTGGAAAAATCAACTCTGTCCGATAGAAAACCATCATGTTTTCATTCGACCATTGTGCAATCATGTCGTTGAGCATATCCAGACCATCTTGCGCCTCATCAGCCGTTGGATTTTCACCAGCAGCAATAGCGCCAATGTCTTTCATGGCTCGGGTGATAATGTCAATCGGCTGAGTCATAAATTTTCCTTATATGGTCGATTGTGCAGCTAAGTAAGCAGCAATGACTTCTGGCGTATGCAACATAGCACAAACGGTTTTAACCTTGGCATCCTCAGTGCTGTAGTCATCGCCTGGCGCAACAACATGGCGATGAAATACGCCGCTAATTAATTTGCCATCTTCTATGGTGCGAGTGTAAGTACGAACTTGAATACAACCATTTTCAATGGCTTCAATCAAATCAACATCAGTTTGTTTTTCTTGTGACATTTTTATCTCCAATTAATTTCCTGCTGACGATGTATATGAACCAGATATAAACAAACTACCAGA